CGACAAAGTCGGGCCGCAGGGAACAAAGGCCCAGCCGGGGCCAACATACGGCATCAAATCCCACTCGTGGGCGGCACTCGCTGTGGCCGTATATGCAGCGAACAACAACAAAAAATAAGAAAACATAAATATGAAACCAACAACTGAAAACGTAACAATCAAAGCACCGAACATCGTAAAGGCACGATTTAAAATCCAAGGCACAGCACCATATATCCAGCTTCGATTCAGCGAAAAAGCAATCAATACCATGATCGAAAAACACAAGCTAGGAAGCCAAGCCAATAAGAAGAAAGCTAAGGAAGCTCGAGACTTTGATGCAGACTTCGTAGCAGCCAAGCATGTCAGCAGCGAGGGGTGGGAAGGCATACCCGCAGGCGCATTCCGAAACGGACTTATATCAGCTTGTCGATTGGTAGGGTTCAAAATGACGCTGGCCAAGCTCTCGATCTTTGTTGAGGGAGATGGATTTGATAAGATTGATGCAGTCCCGCTAATTAAGATTAACGGGGTTTCCGAGCCTCACATTATGCACGCTCGAAATGCAACCGGCGTCTGCGACATCCGAGTGCGCGCTAAATTCTGGCCTTGGTCTGCTGACATTAACATCAGCTACGATTCAGATCAATTTACATCCACTGATGTTGCAAACCTACTCCAGAGAGTTGGGCAACAAGTAGGGATTGGTGAAGGGCGTCCAGACAGCAAAAACTCGGGCGGCATGGGCTGGGGCACGTTCACGCTAGCCAACGAATAATATGGATTTCGCCACGGCGACAACACAACCCGCAGCGGATTCCGTGGAATCCGACTGCAACCCTACGCAGGCTTGGCTAGGCGAGGTCTGGCGAGGCACGGCAAGGCACGGCAAGGCACGGCAGGCGAGGCCTGGCATGGCGAGGCGAGGCTTGGCATGGCATGGCATGGCAGGCGGGGCAGGGCCCGGCAAGGCCTGGCAAGGCGAGGTCTGGCACGGCAGGCAGGGCATGGCGCGGCTCGGCGAGGCGTGGCATGGCAGGCGTGGCGCGGCGAGGCATGGCGAGGCAAGGCCGGGCTCGGCAAGGCATGGCAGGCAAAGCACAAACCGCAGCGATAGAGCGGGGTATAAGTGGATCGCAAACAACAAACAAAAATAGAAAATGAAACTGATAAAACAAGAAAACGAGATCGAATCTAAAAACGATGAGATCAAAAAACAGTTGGAGGCAATCGCGAATCGTCCGGCAGGACTCAACCCGCGAACGCTCCTAACGGAAGCAGCAAACCCACTCAGCAGCCTTCACAAATACTTTGAGTGGGACGACACCGAAGCCGCTATCAAATGGAGGGAGGCGCAAGCCTACGATCTCATTCGTAGAATCAAAGTAGAGATCACAACATCGGATCAAAAGACGCTAACGGTTCGCGCCTTCTGGCCTATCAAACACGTTGAGGAAGATGGCACAATCGACGGAGCAAAGCGAGGGAGCTTCATGCTCGTCTCAAATATCATGGATGACAAGGAAGCGACAAGACAGGTCATCGAAAACGCAAAAAGCGAACTGACAGCATTTCAAGTGCGATATTCAAAACTTGCAGAAATCTTTGAGTTCGCCGGGTTGTTCAACGAAATTCAGAAAATCAAAGCAATATGAAAATAACAAAAGGAAAGCAACAACGCGCCCAGCGCGTCGTCATCTACGGAGTCGAATCCGTAGGCAAAAGCACATTCGCGGCCAAGTTCCCCAAGCCGCTATTCTTGGACATCGAGGGCGGCACAAGCCACCTCGACGTGGATCGTTGCGAGATCAACACTTGGAAGCAGTTAACGGACGCATTGGCAGAAGCCAAGGCGACCGACTACAAAACCATCGTCATCGACTCGGCAGATTGGGCGGAACGCCTGTGCGTTGAAGACCTACTCGCAACCAGCAAAAAAACCAGCATCGAGGATTTCGGCTTCGGTAAGGGGTGGGTTATGGTCGCGGAAAGAATGAGCCGGATGCTGTCCAGCATTGATCAGTTGATCGATAGTGGAAAGAACGTGGTTATGATCGCGCACTCGAAGATCGTGCGCTTTGAAGCACCGGATGCATTAGCGGCATACGACCGATACGAGCTAAAGCTGAGTAAACAAAGCTCTCCGTTGCTCAAGGAGTTCGCTGACGAGCTTTGGTTCTTGAGGTTCAAGACCAAAGTCTCTACTACAGACTCCGGCAAGGGAAAAGGCATCGGCGGCAAAGAGCGGATCTTGTTGACCACGCACAGCGCAGCCTACGACGCGAAGACGCGAAGCGGACTAGCAGAGGAACTCCCGCTGGAATGGGCATCGGTCGCGCATCTATTCGAGGCCGTTGCAACGCCGAACCATATCGTCGTAAACGACGAAATGGTCGGATGGCAAGAACGGCTCGCAGAACACGAAGGCGCGGTAAACCAGTTCCTACTCGGGCGCGGAGTCCTTACAAGCGAGCAGACGTGGCGTGACTGCGCACCAGAGTATCTGGAGCGAGTTGCGCTTCGCGTCGATCAGTTCATTAATACGGCGATCGAATGGAGAAAGGCTAACCAATGATCAAAGAGATATCACCATCCTCCCTGCCCAAACTCGCAGAATGCGCTCTCTTCGAGGGCGCAAACGGAACGAGTTCAGCAGCGGAGCGCGGCACGGCAGTTGACGTTGCGATCCGCAACTTAATATCGGCGCAGGACAACGTAACATTCATCGGCGAAGACTCGTCAGCCATCGCCTACGGAGTCGAGGAACTGACGCGCCTTGCAAAAGGATCGTTCGTCGAAACTCGCGAGGAGTATCTGGCAATGGCAGTCCCTGGACTCTCGAAACTCGGCACGGCAGACGCAGCCTGCAAGGCCGAGAAATGGGTCGCGGACATCAAGACAGGCCAAGTTCGGAACTATCGCGAGCAACTCGCGGCCTATTCATTGGCGTGTATGGAGGACAACTTCGACACGTCGTGGACTGCCCATGTCGTATATGTCGATCAAAAGATGATTCGTAGCTATGATTTTAGTTACGAGGAAGCGCAACAGATCACCAAGCGCACAATCGACCGCGCAACAAGCGCGGAGGCGCAGCCGACGCCTTGTGAGTACTGCTCTTGGTGCAAGCACTACAATAACTGCCACGCCATCGTCAGACAGGCTGAGAGTGCTATCGCTCTTATCCCCGACGTTACCGGCAACAGCATCGAGTCGATCCGTCAGCGCATTCTTGCAACGGCAGAGAGCATGGGAGCATTCGCCAAGGAATGGAAACTGGCAGAGAAGGAGATCGCGGAGCCGGTGCTTGGTCACCTCAAGACGAGACTCGAAAACGGAGACGAAGTGCCTGGATGGAAACTAACAAGCATGAGTGGACGCAAATTTGTGGAGTGCCAAGCTATCGCTAAAGCCTCCGAAGGTATCACGAAAGAGACATTAATACTCGCGATGGGCGGTAAGATGTCAGAAAAGAGTTATCTGGAACTCTGCGCCAACAACGGCGTAGAGCCAGACCAAACAGCAATACAAACCGGAGCGCATTCGCTCCAACTCAGACAAACAAAAATAAAATAGAAAAACAAAAATATGCCAACATATAAAGCATCAGAACCAAAGCAAGCGGCCATCTACTATGTCGAGCCGGGAACATACGAAGTGGAAATCATCAAGGCCGTCGAGAAGACAAGCCAAGCAGGCAACCCGACGATAAAGTTGGACGTTGTCGTTATTCTTGAAGGAGGCATAACAGGGCCGACGATGTGGGAACATCTCACCTTTACCCCCAAAGCGGCGTGGAAAGTCGATCAGGTTCTTTCTAGCATCGGGCGTGCAGTCATTCCAGGCGAAGACGTCACGGTGGAAGCGGAAGACCTTATCGGCGAAAAGGGCGTATGCCTTGTCGGCGTCGAGGCAGGACAAACAAATCCAGAACATCAATTCAACTGCATCGAGCGGTGGTTATTCGGTGATGAAAAAGCAAAATGGCTCGGCAACCGGCGCAAGCCAGCGGCCAAGCAAGATAAGCACATCGTCGCAAAAAGCAACGGCTACGTTGCTCAACCGAAAGACGAAACCGACGACATCCCGTTCTAAAATGAACGGAACTCTCTCGCTCCGGCTGTGCATCTGTATGAATGACTGCCCGATTGGCCTGCGTCTCGAAAGGGGCGACCCGCTACCGGTCTACCAA